CATCCGATAAATATAGTCAAAATAAAACAATTGAGCAAGAATCTGATCAGATTGTTGATTTCTCAGAGTCAAATCCATTTGGGACTTTCTAATGTTAGGAACTTACTACTATCACGAAATTATTAGAAGAACTGTAATTTCATTTGGAACCTTATTTAATGAAATTTATATAAGGCATAAAAATTCTTCAGGAACTGGAATAAGTGACATGAAAGTTCCATTGGCATATGGACCTATACAAAAATTTCTTGCACGAGTAGAGCAACAGTCTGATTTAAATAAACCAATATCAATGACTTTGCCTAGATTGTCATTTGAAATGACATCTATTCAATATGACCCAACAAGAAAAGCAAATATAACTCAATCATTTAAAGTTTTAGATTCAAATAATAATTTTAAAAAAGTATATTTGCCAGTTCCGTATAATATTGGATTTCAATTAAATTTAATGTCCAAAATACAAGATGATGCTTTACAAGTTGTAGAACAAATACTACCATTTTTCCAGCCTTCTTTTAATTTAACAATAGATCTTATTGATTCTATAGGAGAAAAAAAAGATATTCCTATTGTCTTAGATAGTGTATCATTCACTGATGACTATGAAGGAGATTTTTCTACAAGAAGAATTTTAATTTATACATTTAATTTTACTGCAAAAAGTTACTTATTTGGACCTATTGCAGATACTACAGATGGACTTATTAAAAAAGTTCAAGTTGATTACTATAGTGGCACTGACACTACTACAGCAAGAAGAGAAATGAGATATACGGTTACACCAGATCCAATTGATGCTAATCCTGATGATGATTTTGGATTTAATGAATCAATTGAAGTATTCTTTGATGGTAGAGAATATAGTCCAACTCAACAAAAAGATATTTAAATTATTATGAAAAGCAATTATGATAAATTAGATGAATCTTTTAATATAGGAAGTAGTATTATTAAATCTGATGAAAATCTAGATTCTAATGAGTTAGATATAACTCCATTAAAAAATGATGTAAGTCAGGATATTGAAAAAGATTATGCATATACAAGATCTCATTTATATTCATTAATAGAAAAAGGTCAAGAAGCAATCAATGGAATTATGGAAATTGCTTCTGAAGGTGGTAGTCCAAGAGCATATGAAGTTGCAGGACAACTTATAAAAAATGTCAGCGATGTTACTGATAAATTAATAGATCTACAAAAGAAACTTAAAGACGTTGAGGAAACTACATCTAAAACAACTAACAATACAACAAATAACGCAATTTTTGTTGGATCAACTTCAGAATTATCAAAAATATTAAAGCAAGGTTTTCTAAATAATAAGGAGTAAAATCTTACATTAATGTCTTGGTCAAAGGATTATAAAAAGTCAATAGACTGTGATAATCCTAAGGGATTTTCTCAACGTGCTCATTGCGATGCACGTAAAAAAAGAGAAAGAGGTGAAAAAACAAAATCAAAATCTCCTTTTAATGAAATGCACGAATTAAAATCTCATAGAACAGTTGAAAAAATTGCAAAAAAACATCGTTTGGAAGTTTCATTTGTAAAAAATCAACTAGAGATGGGAGTCCCAATCGAGCATGAACATACAAGAGACAAAGATTTAGCAACTGACATTGCTCTTCAACATCTTGATGAAATTCCAGATTATTATACTCGTTTGAAAAAAATGGAAGCAGATGCTAAAAAGCACCATAAAAAATTTAAAGATGTTAAAGAAAATTATGATTACAATAATAAAGCAGTAATTGAACTTGAATCAAAATTGAAAAAACTAAATGACATTTCTTATGATTCAATAGATAATTTAATGCGTAAAATTATGAAAAGACATGATATGACTGCAAAAGAACTGCATAATGCTTTTGTGAAAAAACATGATAAAACTCCAGATGATTGGATTAAGCAAAAAATCGATGAAGGAACTTTACATCATTGGTTTAAGGGTTCTAAATCTAAAGATGGAAAACCAGGATGGGTTCAAGCAGACGGTTCTCCATGTGCTAATGAACCGGGAGAAACTAAAACACCAAAATGTTTTAGTAGTGGTAGATTAAATGCATTGAAAAGAAAAGGTGATGAAGGAGAAGCACTGATTAGATCAGCAATTCGTCGCAAACGTCAGAAAGATAAAGGACAACAAGAAAAAACTGGAGCAGCAAAACCAACAAATGTTCCAACCTTTGCTAAAGGTAAAAAAGATAAAAATTACGTAAAAGCAGAACCAGGAATTAAAGAAGCAATGGAAATTACCGAAGCACAAAAAGATAAACCAGGTAAAGGCAGTGGTAAAAAAGATGCCTGTTATCATAAAGTAAAGTCAAGATATGATGTTTGGCCAAGTGCATATGCATCTGGAGCTTTGGTTAAGTGTCGTGAAGTTGGTGCAAAAAACTGGGGAACAAAATCAGAAGACTGTTGGGATGGTTATAAGCAAGAAGGTATGAAAAAGAAAGGTAAAAAATTAGTTCCAAATTGTGTACCAATAAAAGAAGAAGGAATGATTAGATATTGTCCAAAATGCCAAAAAAATGAAACTCGTTCAGAATGTAAATATGGAGTAAAGTTTTGGGATATGTATTCAATGCCAATTACTCTTGGGAAAAAATATACTCCAAACACTCCACATCCAGGAAATTTTCCAGAGTCTTATGATCATGAGCATTCAATGGCTCGTTCCGAACTTTCAACAATTATTTCGGCAGCAAAAAGAATTCGTAAAAAAATGAAAGGTGAGGGAAATATTGAAGCATGGGTTCAATCCAAAATTACTAAAGCAGCAGATTATTTAGATTCTGCTGCTGATTATATTGATAGTGGTGAAATGAAAGAACAATCATTTGATATTACTCATACCGCTTCAGATGCTGCAAAAAGAAGAAGAGAAGCAAAGATTCAAAAACTAGCAGTTGGAGGAGCAACTCCAGGAGAACGTTCAGCAGCTTCATCCAAACTCAGTGGTCCATCTTTACCATTAATTAAAACTGCAGATTCTTATGAACCAGAAGGTGACTTGATTGAATATTCAAATTGGAGAGTAGATTTTGGATTATCTGAAGATTGGCAAAAAGTCAATCGCCAAGATAAAACTGATGGATTGAGTCAGAAAGCAGTTAACGCTTATCGTCGTGAAAATCCTGGTTCAAAACTACAAACTGCTGTAACCGAAAAGAACCCAGAAGGTAAAAGAGCAAAACGTCGTGCTTCATTTTGCAGTCGTATGTCCGGAATGAAGTCTAAACTTACATCAGCAAAAACTGCAAGAGATCCAGATTCAAGAATTAACAAAGCACTTCGTCGTTGGAACTGCAACTAAAATGAAATCATTTCAACAATTTCTTTCAGAAAGTATTAATATTGCAGGAGATTTTAATGGAAATCTCTATATGAACTCACCACAACCAGAAACTACTAGAGAGTCTTTTCTTGCTGATGTAGTTTGGCAGGGTAGACTTTATCGTATGGAAGTTGAAGGCAATATTATGGATAAGAATGCACTTGCAGAGCAACTTCAGGGAGAATATCCTGGAGCAATTGTTCATAACATTTATCCAATAACTACAAATTCAGTAACTGTAAAAAACGCAAAAAGATACAGACCAGAAAGATTATCGTGGAGTGAATGATTTATGGCTCAGTGGAATAGAAATACACAAGACTTTCTAAATCAAGAAAGGACTTTATTTGAAGTTTACAATATTGCAGATCACTGGGGAAACCAGACAGACTGGAGACCTCAGTTTTCTAATAATAATAGATTAAAGACTGCACCTTTTCAAACAGTTTTCTTTAATACCTTTCAGTATGGCAAAGAAACTGATGTTTGGGATGAAAGAGTAGTTGGAGTTGGAACTGCAACCTGGAACCAATATTCCAGTAATGTTACTATGCAAGTTGGTTCTACTGCTGGTAGTAAGGTTATAAGACAAACCAAGAACGTGATGAGATATATTCCTGGAAGACCAGCAACACTTGCATTCGCAATTCGTCTTGATGCTCCACAGGTAGGTATTCGTAGAAGATTTGGATTATTTGATGATAGTAATGGTGCTTACTTTGAGGATAATGGGGGAACATATTCTTATGTAATTCGTACCACTACATCTGGAATTACCACAGAAAGAAGAGTATTCAGAGATGAATGGAATGGTGAAAAGTTTGATGGTAATGGTTGGACTGGAGTAACTGCAGATCCAACAAAACAGCAAATGATTTCCATTAGTTATGAGTGGTATGGCGCAGGAACAGTAGAGTTTGGTTGGTTAATGGAAGGTGAAACTATTAAAAGTCACACATTTTATAATTCAAACAATCTTGATAAAGTTTGGTGTTCTACCCCATTCCTTCCCATTCGTCTTGAGATTGAGAATGTAACTGGAGTTGCAGGAACTCATTACATGTATCAGGGTTCCAATTCTCTTATCCAAGATGGTAATGTAGATAAACTTGGAACTCTTTTGAGTCAATCTAATGGTATTACTGGAACTACAATGACTGTAGATAATGTGTTTTATCCCATTGTAAGTTTGCGTCTTAAATCAACTGCTTTAAATGCAGTAATGCTTTTACGATCTTTACAAGCAGTAACAAATGATAACACAAATGTGTATTGGAAACTTTTGCAGAATGCAACATTAACTAATCCAAACTGGACGAATCATGCAGATGTAGATTCATTTGTTCAATATGACACTTCTGCAACTGCACTTTCTGGCGGTAGAGATATTCTTTCTGGATTCATAGTTTCTGGTGGTTCTACTTTGATTGAGATTGATAGACTTGCAGATTTGCAACTTGCAAGATCAGGTATTGGTACAGTCAGTGATACTTTTACACTTGCTTGTGCATCTCCCAATACCAATAAAAAGGCACTTGCAGTATTGAACTGGATTGAACAAAGGTAATTTTTATGCCAATTGAAGATATTCAACTCAAACAGTCTGATGCATATCTCTCTAATCCAAATTTAAAGAGAGCAAATACACCTATTCAATGGACTGAGGAACAGATTATTGAATTCCTTAAATGTAAAGAGGATCCAGTTTACTTTGCAAGAAATTATATTAAGATTGTTTCTCTCGATCATGGTCTTGTTCCCTTCAAGATGTATCCATTCCAGGAGAAATTAATTCAAAGATTCCACGACCATAGATTCAATATCTGTAAGATGCCCCGTCAGACGGGTAAATCAACAACTTGTGTTTCATATTTGTTACATTATGCAGTTTTTAATGACAACGTTAATATAGCTATTCTGGCAAACAAAGCATCCACTGCCAGAGATCTTCTTCAGAGATTGCAACTTGCATATGAAAACCTTCCTAAGTGGATGCAACAGGGTATTCTATCCTGGAACAAAGGTTCACTGGAGTTAGAAAATGGTTCAAAAATTATTGCTGCTTCTACTAGCGCCTCTGCGGTACGCGGTGGCTCTTATAATATTATATTCCTGGACGAATTTGCGTTTATTCCTAACCATATTGCTGACGACTTCTTCGCTTCTGTTTATCCTACTATTTCTTCTGGTAAATCAACCAAAGTAATCATAGTATCAACGCCTCGCGGTATGAATCATTTCTACCGCATGTGGCATGATTCGGAAAAAGGTAAGAACGAATATGTACCAACAGATGTTCATTGGTCTGAAGTTCCTGGCAGAGACGAGCACTGGAAAGAGCAGACAATTGCAAACACCTCCGAACAACAGTTTAAGGTAGAGTTTGAATGTGAATTCTTAGGTTCTGTCAATACTCTTATCAATCCATCAAAACTTAGAAATTTGGTATATGATGAACCAATTAAAAGAAATGCTGGGCTAGATGTTTATGAACATCCAAAAGAAGAGCACAATTATCTTATAACTGTCGATGTTGCAAGAGGACTTGGGAATGATTACTCAGCATTTATTGTTTTTGATATTACCAATTTTCCATACAAAGCGGTAGCAAAATATAGAAATAATGAAATTAAACCAATGTTATTTCCAAGTATTATTAATGAAGTTGCAAAAGGATATAACGATGCTTGGTTACTTATTGAAGTTAATGATATCGGTGATCAGGTAGCAAATATTTTACACTTTGATTTAGAATATGATAATGTTCTCATGTGCGCTATGCGTGGTCGTGCTGGTCAAATTGTTGGATCCGGTTTCAGTGGTAAAAAATCTCAACTTGGGGTTCGTATGACCGCTGCAGTTAAAAAGTTAGGATGTTCTAACTTAAAAACTTTACTTGAGGATGATAAATTACTTGTTAGTGATTATGAAATTATTAGTGAATTAACAACATTTGCTCAAAAACATAATTCTTTTGAGGCAGAAGAAGGATGTAATGATGATTTGGCAATGTGTCTTGTGATATTTTCTTGGTTAGTAGCACAAGATTATTTCAAGGAAATGACGGACAATGATGTTCGTAAAAGAATTTATGAAGAACAAAAAAATCAGATTGAGCAAGATATGGCACCTTTTGGATTTATTTCTGATGGATTAGATGACATGGGAGTTACAATTGATGAAGAAACTGGAGACAGATGGATTTTATCAAATTCAAAATATGAGAATGATACTTTAGAAGTTTGGAATTTAGATGAATATGGTGATAAATCTTATATGTGGGAATATAGATAGAATAAAGGGTCTGGAATTTATAAATACTTTTAGAATAATTCTGGACTTGTAGGAGAATAAAGATGCCGCTAAATTTAGCATCTCCTGGAATTGTAGTAAAGGAAATTGATTTAACACTAGGAAGAGTAACACCATCATCAAATAAAATTGGAGCACTTGTAGCTCCATTTTCTAAAGGACCTGTAAATCTTCCAACTCTAGTGGAAAATGAAAATGATTTATTGACTATTTTTGGAAAACCACACTCCACTGATAAACATTACGAGCATTGGATGGTTGCATCATCATATTTGGCGTATGGTGGTTCAATGAGGATTGTAAGATCAAATGATGATCAATTAACCAATGGTTTTGTTGGTACAGCATCTAGTGTTAAAATTGATAGTTTAGAGCATTACAATGATTTAGGTTATGATGAAAATATTCTTTCTAATGTTGTAGTTGCATCTAAAAATCCAGGATCTTGGTCTAATGGACTTGGAGTAGCATTTATAGATTCCAAAGCAGATCAAATTTTAACTGGAATTAATACAACTTCCATTCAAGTTGGTTATGGTATTACCCAATCATTAACTGGAAAAATTAATCCAGGATCTGGAACAACATCAGTTTTAGATGGATATTTAAAAGGAATAATTACAGGTGTAGATATTGATAAAATTGAAGTTAAGGTTTTAAGTGCAGTTTCTGCAGGAGGGACTGAAACACAAGTAGATTATCAGCAAAGTGGTGTTTATTCATTCTCTTCAACTGCATTTGTTGCAATTCATACAAATGGTCAATCATCACCTTTCACAACATCTTTATATACATCAACACTTGACTGGTTTGATCAACAAACTATTGGATTAACAACCTCAACATCTATTCCATGGAATAATGTTGCACCTAGACCAGGAACTTCTGCATATGCAGCATCAAGAAACTCAAGATTTGATGAAATTCATGTAGTTGTAATTGATACAACTGGATCAATTAGTGGAAATGCTGGAACTATTCTTGAAAAACATTTAAGTCTATCAAAAGCATCTGATGCAGTTTTCTCTGTAGGTAGTCCATCATATTGGAGAAAATATCTCGCAAATAATTCTGAATATATTTTCGGACTAGGTGCTCCTATAGGAATAGTAACAACTGGATTTTCTTCAGAATTTAATTTAGAATCTGATGTAGGTTGGGATCAAGAAACTGATGGTGTCATTTTTGCGGCTACAGGATCTTCAACAAATAGATTAAGTGGTGGAAAAGATTATAATGGTAATACTGGAATTACAACCTCCGGTTCTTTATCATCATCTCTTGCAGATCTTTCTTCTGGATATGATTTATTTGAATCTACTGAAAATTATACTATTGACTTTTTACTAATGGGATCTGCTGCGTATGATATTTTTACTGCTCAAGCACTTGCAAATAAGTTAATTTCAGTTGCAGAATTAAGAAAAGATGCAATTGCATTTATTTCACCATATCGAGGTTCTTCTTTAACTGATACTTCTACGCAAACTTCAGTTACTGTAAATTCTGCAGAAACTATTACTGAAAGAATAATTTCTTTCTATAGTTCAGTTGCATCTTCTTCTTATGCAGTTTTTGATAGTGGATACAAGTACATGTATGATAGATTTGCAGATACATTTAGATATGTTCCTCTAAATGGTGATATTGCTGGTCTTTGTGCTCGTAATGATATTAATAATTTCCCATGGTATTCACCTGCAGGAACAACAAGAGGTGCAATTTTAAATTCAGTTAAATTAGCATATAATCCAACAAAATCTCAAAGAGATAGACTTTATTCAAATAGAGTTAATCCAATAATTTTCTCTCCTGGATCAGGCATTATTCTATTTGGTGATAAAACTGGACTTGCTAAGGCATCTGCGTTTGATAGAATTAACGTTCGTCGCCTCTTTGTTTATATCGAAAATGCCATTTCTCAGGCAGCAAAAGATGCGTTGTTTGAATTTAATGATGAAATCACAAGAACTAATTTCGTAAATACAATTGAACCTTTCTTACGTGATGTTCAAGCAAAGAGGGGAATTTTTGATTATGTTGTTATTTGTGATGAAACTAACAACACAGCTGCTGTTATTGATAACAATGAATTTATTGCTGACATTTATATTAAACCATCAAGATCGATTAATTTCATTGGACTGAACTTTATTGCCACCAAGACTGGTGTTGATTTTGAAGAAGTTATCGGAAACTTTTAATTTAGAGGTTTAAAAAACTATGGCAACTAGAAATCAACTAAATCCACCACCATTAAGAAAAATTACTGACTTCAAGAGCAAACTAACTGGTGGTGGTGCCAGAAGTAATCTCTTTGAAGTTGTGCTATCCTTCCCAGATATTGCTGCAACAGACACTAATGTTCTTGATAAAGCAAGATTTTTAGTCAAGGGAGCTAATCTTCCAGCATCTAATGTTGCATCTCTTGATGTTCCATTTAGAGGAAGAACTCTCAAAGTTGCAGGAGACAGATCATTTGAAAGTTGGACTGTAACAGTTATCAATGATACCGATTTCGCCATTCGCTCAGCGATGGAAAATTGGATGAATAAAATTAATAGAGTTTCTGACAACACTGGTGAGACAGATCCATCAGCATATACTGCAGATGCTTTTGTTTACCAACTAGATCGTGATGGTTCAACTTTAAGGGCATATCATTTCTATGATATTTTCCCAACATCTTTAGGCGCGATCCCACTTGACTATGGAACTAGCACAATTCAAGAGTTTACTTGCGAATTCCAAATTCTTTGGTGGGAAGCAGTTAAAGGTAATTCACCTTCTGCTGGTGGTGAAGACATTAACTAAATAAAACATACTAGCATCTTAAACTTATAAAATGGCAAAACTTTTTGGTTTTTCAATTGAGGATAACGTTAAAAAATCTAAATCTATAGTTGCCCCCGTTCCTCCTAATAATGAGGACGGGGTTGATTATTTTATTCAATCCGGATTTTATGGTCAATATGTAGATATTGAAGGTGTATATCGTACAGAATATGATCTAATTCGTAGATATCGTGAGATGGCACTTCATCCAGAGTGTGATAATGCTATTGAAAGTGTCGTAAATGAAGCAATTGTAAGTGACTTATATGATTCTCCAGTAGAAATTGAGTTATCAAATTTAAATGCAAGTGACAGATTAAAAGAAGTAATAAGAGCAGAATTTAGATATATTAAAGAAATCATGGACTTTGATAAAAAGTGCCATGAAATTTTTAGGAACTGGTATATTGATGGTCGTTTATTTTATTTGAAAGTAATCGATCAAAAAAATCCTGAAGCAGGAATTCAGGAATTGAGATATATCGATCCTATGAAAATTAAGCATGTGAGGCAAGAAAAAAATACCGAAAATGGAGAAAATGGATATAGAAATCTTAATTTAAGATTAAAAACAGATTCAGAACAATATAATTTTCCAGATATTGAAGAATATTTTATTTACACTCCTACTCCCAATTTTCCATCTGGTACAATTACTGGAGGATCAAAAAAAGGTGTTAAAATTGCAAAAGATGCTATAACTTATTGCACATCTGGATTAGTTGATAGAAATAAAGGAACTATTCTGTCATATTTACATAAAGCAATCAAAGCACTTAATCAGTTGAGAATGATTGAAGATTCTCTTGTAATTTATAGATTATCAAGAGCACCTGAAAGAAGAATTTTTTATATTGATGTTGGCAATCTCCCAAAAGTAAAAGCAGAGCAATACCTCAAAGAGGTAATGAGTCGTTACCGTAATAAACTTGTTTACGATGCTAATACTGGAGAAGTTCGTGATGATCGTAAATTTATGAGTATGCTTGAAGATTTTTGGCTTCCAAGAAGAGAAGGTGGTAGAGGAACTGAAATTACAACTTTACCTGGAGGACAAAATTTAGGAGAACTTACAGACATTGAATATTTCCAGAAAAAACTTTATAGAGCACTTGGAGTTCCAGAAACTAGAATTGCTGGTGGTGGAGATGGATTTAATCTTGGTAGATCTTCCGAAATTCTTCGTGATGAATTAATGTTCTCAAAATTTGTTGGCAGATTAAGAAAAAGATTTTCTAATCTGTTTAATGATATTCTACGCACACAATTACTATTAAAAAATATTGTTTCTCCAGAAGACTGGGAACAATTGAGCGATCACATCCAATATGATTTTCTATATGATAATCATTTTGCTGAACTAAAAGAAGCAGAATTATTGACAAATAGGTTAACTTTAGCGACAACTGTAGAACCTTATATTGGAAAATATTATTCTACAGAATATGTTCGTAAAAAAATTCTCAGGCAAACTGATTCCGAAATTATTGAAATTGATGCTCAAATTGAAGATGAAATTGCAAAAGGAATTCTTCCAGATCCAAACGCTCCAGTAGATGAAATGGGAAATCCAATTCCACAAGATCAAACTCAAAGTGTAGAAAATGGAGTCAATGGAGAAGTTCCCATGGAACCAACAGTACAGGCAACAAACATAGAAATTCCACAACCAAAAGGCGGTAAGATATAAATAATCTTATAATTATAAAATAATTTTTATGGAAGAACTTATAGATTTGATTGCAACTGATAGTACTCCTTCAGAAATTTCTGATCAAATTAAACAAATATTATACATGAAAGCTTCTGAAAGGGTAGATTCTATTCGTCCACAAGTTGCAACAATGATGTTTGATGCTAATGAAGGAGAACAAGAATAATGGCAACTAAAGTCATTCAGGATACTATTATTCCTAGAATAACTCCAAGTGCTGGAGTTGCAACGACAAGTGTACCAATTGCTTTAAAAAGTGGATATTTGAGAATTACGATTGGTTCTACTTCATCAGTTACTGCAGGTGGATATGTTGCCATTGGAACAAATCCAGTTGTAAATAGAAATAGTTTTCATATTGTTCCTTATGGTACTGATATTTTAAAAGAAACTATGAGGCGTCAAGTAATATCAGGAATTATTACTGGTACTACTACAAAACTATTATTTGATGCAAATGTAAGTAATCCATTTGAAGTTACTGATTATATAACAATTTCTGGATCATCTACAGTAGGTCTTAATACATCTCATAATGCAATTATTGCTATGGACGATTCTTCAGTAACAATTAATTTTAATAGTTCATCTGTAACTTCTCCAAATATTAGTGGAGCATCAGCTTATCGAAGTGTAAAGGTTGCATGTTTGACTGACGATCCTAACACGTTTTTTAATATTTCAGAAGTAGTCACTCTAGTATCAGAATAAAATGAAACTCATCACAGAAGAAGTATCACAAGTAAAATTCATCACTGAAGGGAAAGGTGCTGAAAAGAAAATGTTTATTGAAGGAATTTTCCTTCAAGGTGATATTTGCAATCGTAATGGAAGAATGTATCCAATGCAAACTCTTGCCCGTGAGGTAAAGAGATACAATGAATCATTTGTTTCCAAAGGTCGTGCTCTTGGTGAACTAGGACATCCAGATGGTCCTACTGTTAATCTTGATAGAGTTTCTCATAAAATTGTTTCTCTTGAACAAGATGGAACAAATTTTAGAGGTAAGGCACAACTTCTTGAAACACCAATGGGTAAGATTGCAAAATCACTAATTGGTGAAGGTGTTTGTCTAGGAGTTTCTTCTCGTGGTGTTGGTTCATTAAAAATGACGAATGAGGGGCATAAGATTGTCGGTGAAGATTTTATGTTAGCAACTGCAGCAGATATTGTTGCAGATCCTTCAGCTCCTGATGCTTTTGTTCAAGGAATTATGGAAGGAAAAGAATGGGTATGGGAAGGTGGAATTCTTCGTGAAAGACTTGCAGAGTCTACAAAGCGTAGAATTAATACATTAATTGATGAAAGAAAACTTCAAGAACATAAGTTACAATTATTCCAAGATTTTCTTTCAAATCTATAAATTATAAATAAATATAGATTATAACACAAAACAATCTAAAAATGTCCGTTGGTAGAAATTTACAAGAAATGGAAAACGTAGTAACCAAAGGGGCTGCATCTGCCGAACCAATGCACAATATTGCACAGAATGCTTCTGGAGTAATGATTCCAGGGCAGACTGGTGCTTGGGAGGATTTAGGTGGCCCTACTCCAGAAAACTATCGTCCAGACGACGACTCAGCAACACTAAAAACACCAGGAGCAACTCTTGCTCAAGTAAGAAACGTAGTAAATGCTAAAGCATCTTCTGCTGAAGCTCCTCACACATCCGCTACTCCTGTAGGTCTTCCTGGGCAAGGTGTAAAGGAAGAAACTGAAGAAGATGAAGATCTAATTGATGAAGAAATCGTCGAAGATGAAGAAGAAACCGTAGCAGAAGCAAAGCACGGTAAGAAAGAGGAGGAGGAAGAAGAAGAGGAGGAAGAAGAAGAGGAAGAAGAAGAGGAGGAAGAAGAGGGTGGTAAAAAAATGAAGAAAGAAGAATTTGACATCGAAGAAGATGTTAATGCTCTTCTTGAAGGTGAAGATCTTTCTGAGGAATTCCAAGAGAAAGCACGTACTATTTTTGAAGCAGCAATCAAATCTAAGGTTGCTGATATTAAAGAAGAACTTCAAGCTTCATACGAGCAAGCACTCGTAGAAGAAATCGAAATTATTAAAGAAGGTCTTGTAGATCGTGTTGATACTTATCTAGAGTATGTCGCTGATGAGTGGATTCAAGAGAATGCACTCGCAGTCGAGCACGGTCTTAAGACTGAAATGACCGAATCATTCCTTGCCGGAATGAAGAGTCTTTTTGAAGATCATTATGTAACAATTCCTGAAGATAGATATGATGTTCTAGAGAGTATGGTAGATAAACTTGATGAAATGGAAGCAAAACTCAACGAGCAAATCGAAAGAAATGTTGCTCTAAATAGAAGATTAGCGGAGTCAGTTGCTGATGTAATCTTTGCTGAAGTCGCTGAGGGTCTCGCACTTTCTCAGAAAGACAAACTCGCTTCTCTTGCAGAAAATGTTGAGTTTGATAGTGAAGAGAACTATCGTGAGAAACTAGTAACTCTGAGGGAATCATATTTCCCAACAAATACTGGTACTCAAAGAGATGTAACTGAGAATTTATCAGAGGATGTTTCATATGAAGGATCTGAGTCAACTTCAGTTTCCCCAATCATGGAGGCATATCTTCAAACTCTCAGTAGAGTCGCTAAAAAGTGATTTTTAAATTATAAAGTCAAACAAAACTTTTTTAAAGAGGTAAATTTCAATGCAGATGTACAACGCAGAATATCTGCAGGAGAAGTGGGCACCGATCCTTGATTATCAAGGAATGGATCAAATCAAAGATTCACATCGTAGAGCGGTAACTGCTATCCTGCTAGAAAACCAAGAAAGAGAACTCCGTGAGGAGCGTTCATTCCTTTCAGAAGCACCAACTCAAAGTTTTGCTGGTGCAGGCCTTCAAGGTGGATACACTGGTAGTGCTGGAAATACTACTGGAACACCTGTTGCAGGTTTTGATCCTGTTCTGATCTCACTGATCAGACGTTCAATGCCAAATCTGATTGCTTATGATCTTTGTGGCGTTCAACCAATGAACGGACCTACTGGACTCATCTTTGCGATGCGTTCACGTTATAACAGTCAGACAGGTACTGAGACTTTCTACAACGAAGTAGATTCTACATTCTCAGGTCAGAATAAGGCACGTAATCTAAGCAATGGATTTATTGATGGTTCAGTTGGTTTAGGTACTACTTCAGCACAGTCTGGTAGCAATCCTTCAATCCTTGACTCAACAACTGCAAACCAACTCGCATACAACGTAGGCGAGGGTATGTCAACTGGTGAGTCTGAAGCACTTGGCGATGGTGGCAGTGGAACTTACTTTAACGAGATGGCATTCTCAATTGAGAAGCTTACCGTTACTGCCAAGTCACGCGCACTCAAGGCTGAGTATTCACTAGAACTCGCTCAGGACCTCAAGGCAATCCATGGTCTGAATGCTGAAGCGGAACTCGCAAACATTCTCTCAACTGAGATTCTTGCTGAGATCAACCGCGAAATCATCCGTACCATTTATAAGGTTGCTGTTCCTGGTGCTCAGGTAAATACCGCTACTGCTGGTACTTTCGACCTCGATGTTGACTCCAACGGTCGTTGGTCAGTTGAGAAGTTTAAGGGTCTAATTTTCCAAATCGAGCGCGATGCAAACGCAATTGCACAGCAGACTCGTAGAGGAAAGGGTAATATGATCCTCTGCTCTGCTGACGTTGCTTCCGCACTCACCATGGCAGGTGTTCTCGATTACACCCCAGCACTCAACGCAAACCTCCAGGTTGATGACACTGGTAACACCTTTGCAGGTGTTCTCCAAGGTAAGTACAGAGTATACATCGATCCATATTCCGCAAACGTTGCTGCTAACCAGTTCTACGTTGTTGGATATAAGGGTGCAAGTCCTTATGATGCTGGTCTCTTCTACTGCCCATATGTACCCCTCCAGATGGTACGTGCTGTTGGCGAGCAGACCTTCCAGCCAAAAATTGGATTTAAGACTCGTTATGGAATCGTTGCAAATCCATTTGCTAAGGGCGGCGCTGCTGCAACAGCACCAGACAATATCGCAACCAACTCCAACGTATACTACAGAAGAGTTAAAGTTGCCAATCTTATGTGATTTAATTCACATTTTTCCAGACCCCTCTCAGGAGGGGTCTTTTTTTATCTAAATAAAATAAAAAAATGAAATCTTTCATTCAGTTTCAAGAAGACTTATCTAGGAACGTAATTCCTTTAGATAAAAAATCACAAGAAAATTTAAATAAATCAAAAAAAGGGCAATTTGGTCCAGGATCTAGACCAGTACCAAATACAAAATTTACTCTAGAACCAGTTAATATTAAATTAAAATAATAATGGCAAATGCACTTGCGAAACAAATTTCAAATAGAAATTTTCTCTCACCAGTTGGGTTTAAATTTACTTTATCAAAAGAACCAAAAGTGTCCTTTTTTTGTAATCGTGCAAAAATACCTGATATCGTATTAGGAACAGAAACTCAACCATCATATCTCAAAGATCTAGATATTCCTGGAAACAAAATAGAATATGGAGATTTTTCATTAAGATTTTTGGTTGATGAAGATATGACGAACTACATGGCAATTCATAATTGGATTACAGGAATTGGATTTCCAGAAACTACATCTGAATATAAAAATTTAATTTCTGATGAAGATGGTATCCAAGATCCAAAAAGAGCATTTAGTGATGGATCTTTATACATTTTAGATAGTAATTTTAATACAAATATTATTGTTAAATTCAAAGACTTATTTCCAATCTCTTTATCTTCACTAGAATTTGATTCAACACAAACCGACGTTCAATACTTTACATCAGAAGCTGTTTTCAAGTATACTGTCTATAATGTCCTAGATAAAAACAACAATCGCTTATGAATTTGGACGAAATTCAGGAAATGTGGCAAAGAGATTCTGTCATAGATCCCGATAATTTGCACGATGAGTCTTTAAAAATTCCTCAACTTCACTCTAAGTATTATACACTATATAACACAATTACTCTTCTGCGTGAAAAGGCAAGAGAAACTTTTAATAGAGTTAAACTTGAACGCTACAATTACTATACTGGAAAGTCTCCTATAGAAGTTTATGAGAAAGAACCATTTCCATATAAAGTTAGAGACAAAGAAGCACTGCAACGATATATGGATGGTGATGAAAAATTAAGTAAAGTAGAACTTAAGATAAGATATTATGATATTATGCTTAAGTTTTTAGAAGAAATTATCAAAACAATTTCTAATAGAACATACCAAATTAAAAATGCTATTGAGTGGCATCGATTCCAAGCGGGGTTCAATTGACCCCCTTTTTTATGTCAATAAATATTTTTGTATTGATATGAACGTATGTCACATTTGGTTATATCTAAAAAGAATGAGGTATATCTTCAGGTAAAAGCAGAACCACACATATATTATGAGTTGGCGGATCAATTTACCTTTGATGTGCCAGGCGCAAAGTTCATGCCCCAGTTTCGCAACAAATATTGGGACGGAAAAATTCGCCTATTTAATACACAGAATGGTGAGATATACGTAGGTCTTCTAGATAAACTCATTCGCTTCTGCGAGAATCATGAATATACCTACGAGTTTGTCAATAATAAATTTTATGGTCTTCCTTTTGAGGTAAACGAAAATATCTCAAAAGAAGGTGTGAAAGATTATATGAATTCTATCTGCAAGTACTCTCCCCGTGAGTATCAAGTTGAGGGAGTATACGACGCTTTAAGACATAATAGAAAGTTGCTGATATCTCCAACTGCTTCTGGAAAGTCGTTGATGATATATTCAATTGTGAGATACTACGTTGAGAAAGGACAAAATACTCTGATAGTCGTTCCAACGACATCCCTTGTAGAGCAGATGTATAAAGATTTTGAAGATTATGGATGGGATGTGGGTTCATTTTGCCACAAGATTTACGCTGGAAAAGAACGAGAAACTGACTCTCAAGTAATTATTACAACCTGGCAGTCCATCTACAAACTTCCCCGACAATATTTCTCAAGATTTAATGTGGTCGTTGGAGATGAAGCACACCAGTTTAAATCAAAGTCATTAGTATCTATAATGACAAAACTTTCCGATGCAAAATATCGTTTTGGGTTTACTGGAACACTTGATGGAACACAAACACATAAATGGGTTTTAGAAGGTTTATTTGGACCTTCTTACAAAATTATCAGAACTGATGAATTGATGAAGAAAGGTCATGTAGCTACATTAGATATTAATATTCTTCTATTGAAACACCCACCAAGTAAATTTGAAACTTTTGAGGATGAAGTTCAGTATATTATTAATCATGAAAGAAGAAATAAATTTATTAGAAATCTTGCTTTAGATCTTAAGGGAAATACTCTAATTCTTTTTTCTAGAGTAGAAGGTCACGGTCAACCTTTGTATGAACTGATAAATAATAGCAAGTCTGATAACCAACATGTCTTTTTTGTACATGGAGGAGTAGACACTGAAGACAGAGAAAAAGTTAGAGAAATTACTGAAAGAGAAAACAATGCAATTATCGTGGCATCGTATGGAACTTTCAGTACAGGAATTAATATTAAAAATTTACATAATGTTATTTTTGCTTCACCTAGTAAATCAAGAATCCGTAATCTCCAATCAATTGGAAGAGTTTTGAGAAAAGGAGATCAAAAAACAAAAGCAACTTTATATGATATTGCTGATGATATCAGTTATAAATCAAAGAAAAATTACACTTTAAATCATCTAATAGAAAGAATTAAAATTTATAATGAAGAAAATTTCAATTATGAAATCGTAAATATTCCGCTTAAAAACTAATGGGAGAAGAATTTTATTGTATCTTAAAATTAGTTTCTGGTGAAGAAATTCTATCACTAATCATGATAGATGAAAATGATGGAGATACTGTGATCGTCTTACAAAATCCAGTTACAGTTAAAACAATCACTAATCAAAATGGAACTTTTGTTAAAGTTAAACCATGGATAGAATTATCTTCTGATGATTTCTTTATTGTAAGACCTGATAAAGTTATTACAATGACAGAAACTAAAGATAAAAAAATAATAGATGTATATAATGATTATATTCAAAATACTTCAGATAGTATTGAGGTTTATAGTCCAGGTGGCATGGTAAAACCTTCTTCAAAGATGGGATATATCAGTTCTGTGGAAGATGCACGTAAAAAACTTGAAGAGATCTTTAAAGATATTAAAGAAAGCTAGATTCTCATCTTCAACGGAGACAAACCTAGTCTACTCATATTTTCATATCTTGTCAAGTCCTTTGGAATTGTGTTATAATAAACAAAACTAAATTAAAGGATGAATATGACTCTATGTCAAAGAAGAAAACAGAACATTATGTAAATAATAAAGAGTTACTAGAAGCACTGATTGTATATCGTGCTAAAGTTGTTGCTGCTAAAGAAAAGGGATTGCCTAAACCAAGAATTACAAATTATCTTGGTGAGTGTTTTCTGAAGATTGCGACTCATTTATCATATAAACCAAACTTTGTAAATTATATGTTCCGTGAGGATATGATTTCTGATGGAATTGAAAATTGTGTACAATATATTCACAATTTTGATCCAGAGAAATCTAAGAATCCTTTTGCATACTTCACTCAAATTATTCATTACGCATTTTTGAGAAGAATTCAAAAAGAAAAGAAGCAATTGGATATTAAAACAAAGATTATTGAACGTACTGGGTTTGATGAGGTAATGATGGTTGACGACAGCTTGCTTTCTGGGCATAGTAGCGAGTATAATTCTATCAAAGATGCTATTTCACACAGAAACAATCGATGAGCCTTATTGCTGTTTATACTGACTCTCACTATGGCGCCAGGAAAGGATCCAAGTATCTTCATGATTACTTTGAACTTTTTTATAAGAATATTTTCTTTCCTGCTTTAAAAGAATATGGAGTAGAAGCAGTCATTCATATGGGTGATGCTTTTGATAGTCGTAAATCAATTGATTACCAAAGTCTAGAATGGGCAAAGAGAGTTGTGTTTGAACCTCTTCGTAATTATGAAACTCATATGATTGTTGGTAATCATGATTGTTATTATAAGAATACCAACGATGTAAATTCTCCAGCACTACTTCTCAAAGATTATTCGAATATCAAAACTTATAGTTCTCCAACAAATACAAAAGTCAAAGGACTTGATATGACTTTTATTCCATGGATTTGTAGTGAGAATTATGATGAAACTTTAAAAGTAATTAATAAGTCGAAAGCACCAGTTGCCTTTGGACATCTAGAACTTCAAGGTTTTCGTGTAAACCGAAATCTAGTAATGGAAGACCACGGTACTGACCCTAAAATCTTTGATAAGTTTATTAAAGTATTTTCTGGTCATTACCATACTCGCTCAGATAATGGTAAGGTTTTCTATCTGGGTAATCCATATGAAATGTTTTGGACCGATGTAAACGATACCAGAGGATTTCATATTTTTGATACTGAAACATTGGAGCATTTTCCAATTAACAATCCTTATAAATTATTCTATAACATTTATTATGAGGATACACCTTATCAATTGTTTGATACTACTGAATATGAAAACAAAATTGTTAAGGTGATTGTAAGAAAAAAATCTAAACCAAAAGATTTTGAAAAGTTTATTGATAAACTTTATTCATCGGGAATTCAAGAACTCAAAATTATTGAAAATTTTGAAATTCAGGAAAGTGAAGATTTTAAAATTGATGAAGAAGAGAATACAATTTCAATTCTAAATCGTTATATCGATGAGTCTGAGTTCAATCTTGATAAAAATATTATTAAAGGAATTTTTCAAGATTTATACAGACAATCTTGCGAAGTAGAATGATGTTTCTTCTCACACTTAAAAATAGAAAAGATGATGGTGCATATGCTGTTCAAGATCAGTACGGTCACAAGGTTTTATTTTTATTTGAAGAAGAAGATGATGCGACAAGATATGCATTGATGTTAGAAGATCAAGAAGATACTCAAATGGATGTTATTGAAGTAGATGATGAACTTGCTATAAAAACTTGTAAACTTTATAATTACAAGTATGCTGTAATTACCCCTGACGATATTATTATTCCCCCAAAAAATGTTAGTATTTCATAAGATTAGATATAAAAATTTTCTTTCATCTGGAAATCAATTTACTGAAATTGATTTTGAAAAAAATCATACAAATTTAATTATTGGTACAAATGGCGCAGGGAAATCTACCGTTCTTGACGCACTTACATTTGTTTTGTTTAATAAACCATTTAGAAAAATTAACAAACCTCAACTTGTAAATACTACAAACGAAAAAGAATGTTTAGTTGAGATTGAGTTTTCTGTAAATAATCGAGACTATCTTGTTCGTCGAGGTATTAAACCAAATATTTTTGATATTGAAGTAAATGGTTCTCTTCTTCATAAAGAAGCAGATGACAGAGCAAATCAAAAAATTCTTGAAGAGAATATTCTAAAGGTCAATTATAAATCTTTTACTCAAATTGTAATCTTGGGTTCGAGTACCTTTGTTCCTTTTATGCAATTGACTACTGCACATCGTCGTGAAGTAATTGAAGACCTTCTGGATATTCGTATCTTCTCTGCGATGAATGGTTTAATCAAAGATAAGATTCGTACCCAAAAAGATCAAATCAAATCTCTTGAGATTAAAAAAGAAAATCTCAAGGATAAGATGAAGATGCAGCAGAATTTTATTGAAGAACTTGAAAATCGTGGTAATGCTAATATAGATTCTAATAGTCGGAAAATTTCCGATTTGGATAAAGAAATTGAGCAATATATGTTTGAAAATACCAAGACGGAGGAGGAAATTTTTAAGTTCATTAAGGAGCAAGAAGAGGTTGTTGGTGCTGGTGATAAGTTAGTAAAACTTAATAACCTTAAGGGTAAACTATCTCAAAAAGTATCTGCTATTACTAAAGAGCACAAATTTTTTACTGAAAATACGGTATGTCCTACTTGCACACAAACAATTGAGGAAGAGTTTCGGTTAAATAGAATTGCAGACGCTCAAAATAAAGCAAAGGAACTCCAGAAAGGTTTTCAGGAACTTGAGGAGACTATAAAGTTAGAGCAGGAAAGAGAGCGTCAATTTACAGTTCTATCTAAGGAGATTACGAAACTCAATCATGAGATTTCTCAAAACAATACTCGAATTTCTCTTAACCAGAGACAAATCCGAGATCTTGAAAATGAAGTTCAAACTATTACCAAACAACTTAAAAACCGAAATTCTGAGCATGAGAAGTTAGAAGAATTTAGAGAAAATCTCCAAAAAACATTTGAAGACCTCTCAAAGAAAAAAGAAGAAATCGTCTACTACGATTTTGCCTATTCCCTATTAAAGGATGATGGTGTAAAAACGAAGATTATTAAAAAGTATCTTCCATTTATAAATCAGCAGGTAAATCGTTATCTTCAGATGATGGATTTTTATATTAATTTTGAATTGGATTCTGAATTTAATGAGAATATTAAATCACCCATTCACGAAGACTTTTCTTATAGTTCTTTTAGTGAGGGTGAAAAAATGAGAATTGACCTTGCCCTACTCTTTACTTGGAGAGAAGTCGCCCGAGTCAAAAACTCTGTTAATACTAACCTGCTGATTATGGATGAGGTATTTGATTCTTCACTTGATGGTTTCGGCACCGATGAGTTTCTAAAGATTATTCGTTATGTTATTAAGGATGCTAATATCTTTGTGATTTCTCATAAGGCAGATTTACATGACAAATTTGAAAGTGTCCTCCGTTTTGAGAAAGTCAAGGGTTTTTCCCGTATGATGTCCTCACAAACATAAGACTAATGCAAATCCCTAATCGCTACCATCACTCTAAAAAGGAGCAGAAGCGTAAACTCAAACCGCAAGCACTTCGACAAGCAAAGGCACGACGCCAAGCACTCAAAAAGCGCCTCCAAAGCGGGGGCGCTTCTTATTTTATAAATATTTAAAAAGTCTTTGTATAAAATGAGATACCAAGAAATGTTAGGATTAATGGAATCCTATAATAAAATTTATGGGCAAGTTCAAAATAAATCAGTTGAAGAAGTTGATAATTATGATCAAATTTTAGAATACCTTTTAAGTGAAGGATATAGTAAAGAAGAGTCTAATCAAATAATGGTTGAACTCATTAATGAGGCTGGATTGGGTTCTTTAGTTAAAGGTGCAAAAGCAGTAGCAGGTTTTATTGCAAAAAGAGCAAAAACACCCTTAAGAACTGCAGCTACTGATTCTCTTATTACTAGTACTGCACTCAATCCAGTTTCAACTGCTAAATTGGCACAAAATGTTGCAAAATCTGCTTCACCAACTCCAATAGTCCGAACAGTAAAAGCGTCACCTGCTAGAACTGCTCCAAAAGGTTCAAATAAAATTACAACCAATGTTTGGAATGAACCAACAGCACCCAGAAGTCGTATAAATCCATCTAAACCTTCTGGAACTAAAGTAACATCTACTAAGGCATTATCTGGTACACCTTCTAGACCAGCACTTCCTTCAGCAGGAGAAACATCTGCAAGTGTAAAGGCACCAAAACCAACTTTTAAACCTGAAGCACTTCCTAAGGTTAAATCATCTACTGCTGAACCTGCAGGTGCATTGGTTCGTACAAGAGCACCAAAACCAACTTTTAAACCTGAAGCACTTCCTAAGGTTAAATCATCTACTGCTGAACCTGCAGGTTCCTTAGTGACAACCAAAGCACCAAAACCAACTTTTAAACCTGAAGCACTTCCTAAAACTAAAGCAACATCAGAACCTGCAGGTTCCTTAGTGACAACCAAAGCACCAAAACCAACTTTTAAACCTGAAGCACTTCCTAAGGTTAAATCATCTACTGCTGAACCTGCAGGTTCCTTAGTGACAACCAAAGCACCAAAACCAACTTTTAAACCTGAAGCACTTCCTAAGGTTAAATCATCTACTGCTGAACCTGCAGGTGCATTGGTTCGTACAAGAGCACCAAAACCAACTTTTAAACCTGAAGCACTTCCTAAAACTAAAGAAACTCCGGAACTTGCAGGTGCATTGGTTCGTACAAGAGCACCAAAACCAACAACTAAACCAAAAACAAATCGATCTACTTCTGGAGGTGAAAAACCATCTAAAGGTGGTGGTTTGACACAAACTGTTCGTGCTACTTTATCTCCTGCAGAAAAAACTGGAAATATGAAGTATCCAGGTTTAGAAAAATATGCAACAGGATCATCTTCTTCTGGTGGTCCGTCAAAATCTTCAACTTCTTCTTTATCAAGAAATCTAAAAACTGCAGGAATTGTTGGAACTGCTGCGGCAGGAGCGGCCGCAGTTGATCAGGTAGGTAAAGAAAATAAGAGAAAGCAAGATCAGAAGATTCGTCAGTCTATAAAAACTGATGTTTACAATACTATGGATCCTGATACTACCATTCGTAGTCGTAAAAAAGTCGGGCCCAAAATAGTAGGAACTGGTAGTGTTGCTGGAGATTTTGATGTTGCTTTTAAAAAGGCAAGAACTTCCGGACAAAAACAATTTGAATTCCGTGGTAAAAAATATACAACTCAAATGAAAGAAGAAATTGTAATTGGACATTTAATTCATGGGGGATATGCTTCTGACGAAAAAACTGCTGTAGCAATTATGAATTCTATGAGTGAATCTTGGATAAATCTTATTTTTGAAGATTGATGTGCCACTTTTTAAACTGACCAGCAGAGGGTTTCAGCACCCTCTTTTTTTGTATAATAATGGCATCTGAAACAAACCTATGCCCGTCAATCACGAAATCAAGTCCCATCTTGCCCGTCTGCTGGCGACGGAAGACCTTGTGGTTGAGCACAAGAATGTAGAGACTGCCTGCTTCAACGTCCATACCCGTGTGCTGACGCTGCCTCTATGGGAGAAAGCAAGCAACACTGTTTACGATCTTCTGGTGGGTCACGAAGTCGGTCACGCTCTTTTCACCCCTGATGAGGATTGGTTGAAGGAACGTAAAATTCCTCCTCAGTTTGTGAACGTGGTTGAGGATGCTCGTATTGAGCGTCTGATGAAGCGTCGTTATGCTGGTCTTGCTAAGACTTTCTATGGTGGTTATAAAGAACTGAGTGACCAAGATTTCTTTGCTATTGGTGATGATGATATTTCTACTTACAATCTTGCCGACCGTGCGAATCTTTACTTCAAGATTGGTAGTTATTTGAATATTGAATTCACTGCTAAGGAGAAAGAGATTATTGAGAAAATTTCCAACACCGAATCTTTCGCAGATGTTCTTGATGCTGCTGAGATTCTCTACAAGTATTGTAAGGGTGAGCAGAATGAAGAGATAAAACTCAATCTGGATAATTTGGAAAATCAAACCAGCGGTGATGGTAGTCAAGCATCTGAACTGTCTGAGCAACCTTCTGGTGAGAACGACCAACCTGAGACTCAGGGTGAGAACTCTGGTGCCTCTGAAGGTTCTGAACAGAAACCTGCTAAACAAACTAAGGAAGAAACTGGGGGAGAAACTAAGGAAGAACCTGAAGTGAAGACTGTTGATTCACTTGCCGATGCAATTCGTGATCTTGTGGGACACGATACTCGGGAGAATGTTTATATTGAACTTCCCAAACTTGATTTGGATAAGGTGATTGTTACCAACAGTGAGATTCATAAAAATTGTCGGGATAGTTGGAGTCAGCGTCTTCAAGATTATGGTTATGAAGACACTTTCGGTGAAATTGATAAAAAGTATAATGAGTTCAAGCGTTCTGCTCAAAAGGAAGTCAACTATCTGGTGAAGGAATTTGAATGCCGTAAGGCAGCAGATTCTTATGCCCGTGCAACTATTGCTCGCACTGGTGTTCTAGACTGCTCCAAACTTCATACCTACAAGTATAATGAAGACCTTTTCAAGAAAGTAACAACTCTTGCTGATGGTAAGAATCACGGTCTGGTATTTATTCTGGACTGGTCTGGTTCTATGGGTAATGTGATTATGGATACTGTAAAGCAACTTTATAACCTCATTTGGTTCTGTAAGAAAGTTGGTATTCCTTTTGAGGTTTATGCTTTCACATCCGATTATCCTCTGGTGAAATATGATGAAAATGGTAAGGCAAATCTTCGCACTCTTTCATACAAAAAGAAGGGTGGTCTTGCAATTGTTGGTGAATGGTTCTCTCTGATGAATCTGTTCACTAGTAAAGTCAATTCCAAGAGTCTGGATGACCAGATGAAGAATATTTTCCGTCTTGCTGCTGCATTTAGTAACTACTATGTTCCTTATTGTATCCCTCTGGGTATGAATCTTTCGGGAACTCCCCTGAACGAAACTATGGTTGCTCTGCATCAGATTCTCCCTAAGTTCAAGCAAGAGAACAAACTTCAAAAGGTTCAGTGTGTGATTCTGACTGATGGTGAAGGTACTCCTCTGAAATATCACAACGAAGTTTATCGTCGTTGGGAAGATGAACCTTATATTGGTTCTGCTAATATTGGTTCTGGTTGCTTCCTGCGGGACCGTAAGACTGGGACCACTTATTCTCTGAATTGTGATTGGTGGGAGCAGACTGATATTCTTCTTCGCAATCTTCGTGATAAGTTTGAGGATATCAACTTTATAGGTATTCGTGTTCTTGAAAGTCGGGATGCCAATACGTTCATTCGTCGCTATACTGGATGGTTGGGTGGTGAGTTTGATAAACTTACTTCTACTTGGAAAAAGCAAAAAGCATTTTCTATCAAGAACTCTGGGTATCATACTTACTTTGGTCTTTCTTCAAATGCTCTTGCTCAGGAGTCTGAGTTTTCGGTAGCGGAGGATGCTTCTAAAGCACAAATTAAGAATGCCTTTGTGAAGAGTCTTCGCACTAAAAAGATGAACAAAAAAATTCTTGGTGAATTTGTGGAATTGGTTGCTTAATAAATACTTTATAGAATATTTTAAAAAAATGAGCAGATTTACTGATTTATTTCAAGAAAAAGAAGTCACTCTAGTTCAAGAACCTGTAAAACCTCAGCAAGTTGTTGATAAGAAAACTGAGGAATCAAAGACAGTTTCTACTTCATCGACAATTGTTACTAAAAAATTATCAAACTAAACCACTTTTCAAACTGTCCACTGGGGGGTTTCCAACCCCCTTTTTTCTTGTATAATTACTTTGTTGAAACGAAACAAACCCAACTACATCATGCCTCGCAAATTTTCTGTGACCGACGAACAACTGATCTCTGATCTCCGCTCTGCCTTTGGTAGCGAAATGACCGCTGCTGATATTCGTGGTTTTTGTGCCTCTCGCAGTCTCAACTATCAGACTGTGACCCGCCGTTTGGAAAACTTCAAGACTGATCGTGGTCGCTGGAATCTGGAAGTGACCCAGGAACGTGTTGAAGAGATTGAGCGTTCTTTTAGTGCTCCTGCTGTGCTTCCTTCTGCAGAACAAAATCTGATTCCTGATAAAGATGATACCTTCGTCAAGTTTGGTAATTTTAACGACATTAAGAAAATTATTCAGTCCCGTATTTTTTATCCTACGTTCGTTACGGGTCTTTCGGGTAATGGTAAAACGTTTGGTATTGAGCAAGCGTGTGCTCAACTTAAGCGTGAACTGATTCGTGTCAACATCACCATCGAAACTGATGAGGATGATCTGATCGGTGGTTTCCGTCTGGTGAATGGTGAAACCGTTTGGCACAACGGACCTGTGATTGAGGCACTTGAGCGTGGTGCAATCCTTCTTCTGGATGAGATTGACCTTGCTTCTAACAAGATTTTGTGCCTGCAATCTGTTCTTGAAGGTAAGGGTATCTTCCTGAAAAAAATCGGTCGCTTTGTGAAACCTGCTGCTGGATTTAACGTGTTCGCTACTGCCAACACTAAAGGTAAGGGTTCTGATGATGGTCGTTTTATCGGCACCAACGTCCTCAACGAAGCATTCCTTGAGCGTTTTCCTGTGACCTTTGAACAATCTTACCCTACTCCTGCAACAGAACAAAAAATCCTAGAAGGCGTCGCTCTGGACCTTGACGTGGAAGACCGTGATTTCTGTAAGCGACTTTGTGATTGGTCTGATGTGATCCGAACGACATTTTATGATGGTGGTATTGAAGAAATTATTTCCACTCGCCGCCTAGTTCACATCATTCGTGCTTATGCTATCTTTGGTGATAAAGCGAAGGCAATTCAAGTATGTATCAACCGTTTTGATGATGAAACCAAAACCGCTTTCCTTGAACTTTATGACAAAATTGATGCTGATTTCAAGATGCCTTCTGATGATGAATATGTAACTTTTGACCTTGACCAACAACCCCAATCCTGATATAATTGGGGGAGGTTACTATGACTTCCCCCTTATTATGGACGATTATTTTTACTCCAATAATGCTGACAGCGAATTAAATTTCCCTGGTGTCCAGGGACAAGACCATATTAGTTTTAACAATTTCACCCTATACGATGGTGGAGACGGAACACTTAAACTTGATAAACAATCTGTTATGAACGAAACCAAAAATCATCTCTGGAAATACAACGAAGATAAAATCCTGAAAGACATTCAAGATTATGTGACTAGTACTTATGGTAGTCACTATTGTGGACATAATGAATCATATAAGAACACTCAAACAATTGACCTAATGGCGGCAAAAGATCTTGCAGCACACTTTTGTCAAGCGAATATTCTAAAATATGGGAGTCGCTATGGTGATAAAGATGGGCGAAACAAGCGTGATCTTCTAAAAGTTATCCATTACGCTATGCTGCTTCTTCACTTTGATGGTCATTATTCCCGTAAAGATAATGGTCTCACTGAATTCCGTTGATTATGAAACTCAAAGAAAAAACTATGAAACTATCTGACAACACTCTGACTATTCTCAAGAACTTTGCTGGTATCAATAACTCAATTCTTGTAAAGCAGGGCAATCGTCTTCGCACCATTTCTGTTGCCAAGAACATTCTTGCTGAGGCGGAAATTACTGAGGAGTTCCCCCGTGATTTTGCAGTATACGATCTAAATCAATTTTTGAATGGTCTGAGTCTTCATCAGGACCCTGATCTTGATTTTACTGAGGAATCGCATATTACTATCCGCGAAGGCAAGCGTCGTGTAAAGTATTTCTTTGCCGACCCTAATGTGATTATTTCTCCCCCAGAGAAAGAGATTCAACTCCCTTCTCAGGACGTTTGTTTCCAATTGGACAGCGTAACTCTTGAGAAACTAGTCAAAGCAGCGGCAGTTTATCAACTTCCTGATCTTTCTGCTGTTGGTGAAGCAGGTGTGGTCAAACTTGTTGTTCGTGATAAGAAGAACGATACTTCCAACGAATACTCAATCGTTGTTGGTGAGACTGATGCAGAGTTCACTTTCAACTTTAAGGTAGAAAACATCAAGATTATTCCTGGTGCTTATGACGTTGTAGTGTCTTCTAAACTTCTTTCGGAGTTTATTAATTCCAAATATAATCTCAAGTATTATATTGCTCTGGAACCAGACTCGACTTTTAATTGATGGAATTTCTTCTTTATCTTTCCCCTGAAGTTTTGGATATTTACAAACTAATTTCTAAAAAAATTCAGGTGGTTGAAAATTCTCCAATTTGTCAAAAATATGACTTTTTTGGATTTTATGATACTCTCCAAAAGAAACTGTCAATTTGTACGTCAACGATAAAAACGTATAATTCAATTTCAAAAAACGTTTCAGAAACTTTATTGCACGAGTCAGTTCATGTTGCACAATCTTGCAAAACTAATTTTAAATATTTGACTTCTTTTGGAATTAATCCATCAATAATGAAACTATCCTCTTCTAAAGAGGAAGGACTAAACAAAGTTATAAAATATGACTATAAACTAAAATTTATTGATAGGGAAGCATTTTGGATGGAAGATAAACCAGAAAAAGTAAAATATGTGATTCAAAAGTATTGCTTCTAATGAATATCTTTGTTACTCATCCCTTTCCAGCAGAATCTGCAGTTTGTCTTCCAGACAAACATATCGTCAAGATGCCACTTGAATGTTGTCAAATGCTTAGCATTGTAGCATCTAAGTGGTATCATAACTACGGCACTCTTCCCAAGTCTGATGGAACTCCATATGCGACTGAGAAGGGTGCTTTTCGTAATCACCCCTGCACTCAATGGGCAGCAAAAACAATTGATAATGCTTACTGGTTGATTAAGTGGGGAATGAATCTATGTGATGAGTATGCTGTTCGATACGGCAAAACTCATTCGTGCTATAATACTCTATTGGAGGCATATTATTTGTTTCCCAAGGGTAAACTCAATAAAGTAACGCCATTTGCGAGGGCAATGCCAGATGAGTTTAAATTTGACGAAAGCATTGACACTTTTACTGCTTACAAACGTTATATCGCATCCAAACCTTGGGTTGCATCTAATTATCTTCGTATGCCGCAACGAAAACCTGAATGGGTATGAAAAAATGTAGCAAATGCCATAACATTTTGGATGAATCCTTTTTTTCTCCTTCTAGTGGTGGAAAATATTTACGTCCAGAATGTAGGAAATGTGCGAGAGAACTTTCTAAAGAAAGGAAACAACTTAGAAAACAGTATGGCAATCCTCCTGATGATTATTCTTGCCCAATTTGTTTAAAAACTGAAGATCAGTTGCAAGGAACAGGAGGTAATGCTAGTATATGGGTCATAGACCACGATCATCTAACCAAAAAGTTCAGGGGTCACCTTTGCCATAATTGTAATCGTGGTATAGGTGTCTTTCAAGATGATATTGAACGAATCAAAAGAGCAATTGAGTATTTAAATTATGACAAGTGAATTCTTATTCTGCGAAAAATACCGTCCTCAAGTAATTGACGATTGTATTCTTCCTGATGAAACTAAAAAAACATTTAAGGAGTTTGTAGAGAAAGGTGAGATTCCAAATCTCCTTCTCGCAGGACCTCCTGGTATTGGTAAAACTACAATTGCTAAGGCACTTTGTAATGAATTGGGTGCTGATTATTATGTTATTAACGGATCTGATGAAGGTCGTTTTCTAGATACTGTTAGAAATCAAGCGAAGAATTTTGCCTCTACTGTTTCTCTTACAGGGTCTTCTAAACATAAAGTCATTATCATAGATGAAGCAGATAATACGGGTAATGATGTTCAACTCTTACTACGAGCAAATATTGAGGCATTTTATAATAACTGTCGATTTATTTTTACTTGCAATTATAAAAATAAAATTATCGAACCCCTTCATTCCCGTTGTGCAGTAGTTGACTTCACAATCAAAGGAAAGCAAAAAGCGCAACTTGCAGGAGCATTCTTCAAGAGACTTCAAAATATTCTTAATGAAGAAAAGATTGAATATGATCAAAAAGTTCTTGTTGAAATTATTTCTAAGCACTTTCCTGATTTTAGGCGTGTCCTCAACGAATGTCAGCGATATTCTGTGGGGGGGAAAATTGACTCTGGCATTCTTGCATCTTTCTCAGACATTGCAGTAAGTGATCTTATTAAGAATATGAAAGATAAAAACTTTGCAGAAGTTAGAAAGTGGGTAGTTTCAAATCTTGATAATGATGCAAATCTTATTTTGCGTCGTCTATATGATTCTTGTTATGAATCGTTAGTTCCTTCTACAATTCCTTCTGCGATTCTAATTATTGCAAAGTATATGTATCAGGGGTCTTTTGTTGCTGACCAAGAAATTAATCTTCTAGCAGCACTAACTGAACTTATGTGTGAGGTTGAGTTTAAATGAACCCATATAAAATTAATTATAAAGACTTAAAAGAAGAACCTATTAAAACAACTCCTGAAAATGTGAAAGAGGCAAATGAAGGTCTCTTTCGTGCTAAAATGACTCTTCCTGCTGCTGCAAAACATTGTGGTATGACGCAGAAAGAAATGAAACTAACCTTTTGGGAATACTTGAAGTACAACAAACCTGATTATGAATCCTAATTTTCAAAAACTGACTAAAAAACAACAAGAAAGATTAATTGATTACGCAAGAATTATTTTTACCGATTTAAAAGCACAAAGTGAAAATTGGAAATCATATAGAGATAATAGACATTCTGTTAGGGCAATTACTCATGGAAATTATGACAGAATACATACATTATCTGTCCCATCTGGACTGATTAGTTTAGGTGCTTGGGAAGCAAAAAAGAAAGATAATAAATTTATCCCAACAAAAGATCATTGTTATAGACCTCAGTTTATGATTCAAATGTTTATGGATAAACCAGAGGTATTTTTAAAGGACTTTGATGTATTTTTACAATATGTTATTGTTGCTTCAACTACTATTCTAATTACTTCAGATGAAAATGAAAAATTGAAAAATTTTACTAAAAATAAAAATGGTAAAATAACAATTAAAGTTCCAACTGATAAAATTTATCAAGAAGCAAATATCGAATTGTTTGAATTTACTGGTGGTTCTAAATGGTGGCAAAATAATTTAAAACCTGCCAGTAATTATTTGGTGACACCAAAAGAATATCTTGAGTATGAAGAGGCATTTTTAGAATGAATTTACTTTCAGAAAAAGATGCTATTTGGGCAGCAGAACAATTCATAGAATATTATTCTAAGTTTAAACGTATTGATGATTATCTTCGATACGTTAAACAAAGTAGAATGGATAATTCTTCTGGAAAATTATTTGGTCCTGAGGATGAAATTTTTTCAGATTTTAATATTCATCCAAGTGATATGTCTTTTTCAATTCATGAAGTGGATACTAATCCAAAAACCACATCAAGATATAACCAAGATCTTTATTCTGAAATATTGCACGATACTGCTTCAAATCCTATAGAAGAAGCAATTCCTGGTAGGACGTTGAAATGGATTGTGACTGAAGATACGACTAATAAAATAGTTGGGGTAGTTCGCTTTGGGTCTCCAACTATTAATTCGAAACCTAGAAATCAATATTTTGGGGAAGTACTATCACTGTCTAAAATTAATAATGAGTTTGTGATGGGATTTAATATTGTTCCTGTACAACCATTTGGATATAATTATCTTGGAGGAAAACTTCTTGCACTTTTAGCCTCTTCTAATGAACTGAAGAGGCAATTTGACAAAAAATATAAAGTTAATCTTCAATACTTTGAAACAACTTCATTATATGGAACAACAAAAGGAGTATCCATGTATGATGGTCTTAAACCTTATATTCGACATATAGGAGATACTGAAAGTAATTTTCTTCCTCTTTTTCATGATGATTATTTTAAAGAAATGTTCTGGTGGTTTAACAACACTGCTAATAATGGTGAAAGATTGATTTCTGCAGACAAGTCATCAAAAAAACTTAAGATTCAAACTAAAATGATTTCTATCATTAGAAACTCACTAAAAAACCATCCAAAATTAGATGAATTTAATCATTGTATTGAACATGCAAAATCTTTAACAGAAAAGAAAAGATATTATATTTCAAAATTTGGTTATGAACCAGAAGAAGTTATTCAATGGTGGAAGAAAAAGGCAACTAATAGATATGAAAAACTTAAATATGAAGGTCGTTTGAAAAAAGATCTTGAACTATGGAAACCTGGGTCTAATTTGGAAATTATTCGATGACACTAGAACTAAAAGATTGGTTAAACTCTATCAATTATACAAAAGAGAATCTAATTGATGGTGATACTTCGTTAGAGAAGGAGTATTCTCCTTACATTATTAATCGTTGCTTGTCTGCTCATATTGATTGTATTCTTTTTGCAAATGAAATGAATAGTTATCACTTCCTTTCAAAGAAAATGCAATATGACTTTTATATAAATAGTCTGAGGAAAAAGAAGAGATTTTCTCCCTGGCTCCGTCAAGATAAAATCAAAGACCTTGATTATGTCAAACGTTATTATGGTTACAGTAATGAAAAGGCAAAGCAAGCTTTGAGGATTCTTACTAAAGAACAACTAACATTTATTAAATCGAAATTTGAAACTGGAGGAACAAAATGAGTGTCGTTCAAGAACCTGAAGTGAAGTGGACGCCCGACCAAATGGTGGAAGTGATTCTCAATGAACCTGATGATTTTCTAAAGGTTCGTGAGACTTTGACCCGTATCGGAGTTGCTTCAAGAAAGGAAAAGAAAATCTATCAGTCTTGTCATATTCTTCACAAGCAAGGTAGATATTATCTCGTTCACTTTAAGGAACTGTTTGCCCTTGATGGTAAACACGCAAACCTAACTGTGAATGATGTTCAGCGTCGTAATCGTATTGCCCAACTTCTTGCAGATTGGGGTCTCATTACGATCGTAGATGTAAAGAAAATTCAAGATATTGCTCCACTTAATCAAATCAAAGTTCTTGCATATAAGGACAAAGGTGATTGGATTCTTGAAACTAAATATAATATTGGTTCTAAGAAGAAAAGGGTAGAGGATGCCGAATGATAAGGTGCGGAGTTCAACACTCCGCATTTTTTATGTTCTTGTATAATTAGTAATGTCAAATGCTTCGGGTTTGACACTTAAAAAACTCGCTTTTAAAGGAGATACCATAATGACTAATCTTACAAGATATACTACTACTGATCTACCAACTCTTTTGGAAAAGATCACCCGCAACAGTATTGGAATGGATGAATATTTTGATCGTCTATTCAATCTTCATGAAACTACTTCTAATTACCCACCATATAATCTTGTTCAGGTAAGTAACGTAGAATCGCGTTTGGAAATTGCACTTGCTGGATTTAAGAAGGGGGAAGTACATGTATATACAGAATATGGAAAACTTTTTGTCGAAGGACAGAAGGAGGATAGAGAAACTGATACCCACTACGTCCATAAGGGATTGGCTCAACGATCTTTCAAGAGAGCGTGGACTCTCTCTGACGACACAGAAGTACGAAAAGTTACCTTTGATAACGGACTATTGACAATTAATTTGGGTAAAATTGTTCCGGAATATCATACTAGAAAAGACTATCTCTAAATAAAGTAAAAAAGAGATGAAAACTTTTCAGGAGTTCATGCAAATTATTCAGGAAAAGATTGGGGATTTTGGAAATCCTCCACTTCCAACTCCAGAAAATTGTTATGGTAAAACAGTTAAATATGCAATGGCACCTGGTAAAAAAGTCTGTGCTTTTAAAAGAAAGCGTGAATGATAAATATTATTGAATATCGTCGGCGCGGGGGGTCCCTGGCAAAATCCAGGTTGACTTCCCCATTTTTTTGTTTTATAATGCTTGGAGGGAGACTTAAAAAAATGTCAATTAAACTAGCACTACTCAAGTCTGGTGAAACTGTAATTTCTGATACAAAAGAACTTGTTTCCGATGAAAAAATTTGTGGTTATTTATTTAACAGTCCACAGAAAATCGAAGTTAGAAAAACTGTTCTTTTAGTTGAGGATGTTGAAGAAAAGAAAGGAGATTTAGAAGTTTCACTATCTCCTTGGATTATTCTTACTAGTGATACTCAAATTGTGGTGCAACCAGATTGGATTGTAACTATAGTAGAACCAATCGAAACCCTTAAAGAAATGTATGAGGAAAAATTAAATGCAGAAAACAGTTAAGTGTCTTTTGTTAAAAGTTGATAACGTCATTATCACTGAAATTATTGAAGTTGGTTCTGAATTGGGTGAACCAGATTGTAAACTCATTAATCCATATCAAATTGATTCTGAAGGAAATTTAACTCCTTGGCCTGAAGTTACAGATCAAACAGAAATGATGATTCATTCTGATAGTATTCTTACTATTGTTGACCCTAAACCTGAGATTGTTAAAAAGTATCTTGAATTAACTGCCTAATGTCACTTCGTTTTTACACTAACGTTCAAATGGTCGGGGATCACTTCTTGGTCCGTGGTTATGAAAATGGTAAACATTTCATGACTCGTGAGAAGTTTTACCCGACTCTTTTTGTCCCTTCAAATAAAAAAACTAAATATCAAACTCTTAATGGTGAATATGTCGAATCAGTGCAACCTGGAGTGATTCGTGAATGTAGGGAATTTATTAAAAAGTATGAAAATGTAGAGAATTTTAAGATATACGGTAACACTGCATACATTTACCAGTACATTTCTGAAACTTATCCTGAAGGAGAAATTAAATTTGATACGAATAAAGTTAAGATAACTACACTGGATATTGAGGTTGCATCTGAGAATGGATTTCCAGATGTAGAGTCTGCTGCAGAAGAAGTTCTCTTGATTACAATTCAAGATTACGCTTCAAAGCAAATTCGCACCTGGGGTCTTGGTCCATTCAAGAACAAGCAACAGAATGTGATTTACAAATCTTTTACAACCGAAAGAGATTTGTTGATGGATTTTATCAACTGGTGGATGGTTGAGGATAATACCCCAGAAGTTGTGACTGGATGGAATATTGAATTGTATGATATTCCATATCTCGTTCGCCGTTTAGATAGGGTTCTTGGTGAGAAGTTAATGAAGCGTATGTCTCCTTGGGGTCTTGTAACCGAGGATGAGATTTATATTTCTGGACGTAAGCACATTTCTTATGATGTTGGTGGAATTACTCAACTTGATTATTTAAATCTTTATAAGAAATTTACTTATAAGGCGCAAGAATCTTATCGCCTAGATTATATTGCTAGCGTAGAACTTGGTCAGAAAAAACTTGATCACTCTGAGTTTGATACATTCAAAGATTTCTATACTAAAGGTTGGCAGAAATTTGTAGAGTATAACATTATTGACGTAGAACTTGTTGACCGAATGGAAGACAAGATGAAATTGATTGAACTTGCGATTACAATGGCATATGATGCTAAGGCAAATTATGCTGATGTATTTTCTCAAGTTCGTATGTGGGATACAATCATTTACAACTACCTTAAGAAAAGGAATATTGTAATTCCACCTAAAGAACGTTCCGATAAAGACTCTAAGTACGCAGGTGCTTATGTTAAAGAACCCATTCCTGGTAAGTATGATTGGGTTGTGAGTTTTGACCTTAATAGTCTATATCCACACCTTATTATGCAGTATAATATCTCACCAGAAACTCTTCTGGATGAGAGGCATCCAAATGTGACGGTTGATAAAATTTTAAATCAGCAGACTAATTTTGAGATGTATAAGGATTATGCAGTTTGTGCAAACGGAGCAATGTTCCGTAAAGATGTGCGTGGATTCCTGCCAGAACTGATGGAAAAGATCTATAAGGATCGCACCGTATATAAAAAGAAAATGCTTGCTGCTAAACAAGAATATGAAAAGAAGAAGACAAAAGAGTTGGAAAAAGAGATTGCAAGGTGCAACAACATCCAAATGGCAAGGAAGATTCAACTTAACTCTGCTTATGGTGCTATTGGCAATCAGTATTTCCGTTATTACAAACTAGCAAACGCTGAGGCAATTACCTTGTCTGGTCAAGTTTCTATCCGCTGGATTGAGAACAAGATGAATGCCTATCTGAACAAAATTCTCAAAACAGACGGAGTAGATTATGTTATTGCTTCTGATACCGATTCTATTTACCTTAATATGGGTCCTTTGGTTGAAACTGTATACAAGGGAAGAGAGAAAACTACTGAAGGCGTTGTCAACTTCCTTGATAAGATCTGTAAGGTGGAACTTGAAAAGTATATTGAGAGTTGCTACCAAGAACTGGCGAACTATGTGAATGCATATGATCAGAAGATGCAGATGAAGCGTGAGAACATTGCTGAGCGTGGAATCTGGACTGCTAAGAAGCGTTACATTCTCAATGTATGGGATAGTGAAGGTGTTCGATATGAAGAACCCAAACTCAAAATGATGGGAATTGAAGCAGTTAAATCTTCAACTCCTGCTCCCTGTCGCGTGATGATCAAGGATGCTCTTAAATTGATGATGAATGGTACTGAAGATGAAGTAATTAATTTTATTGATAAGTGTCGTGAAGAATTTAAAAAACTTCCTCCAGAACAAGTTGCTTTTCCAAGAACTGCTTCAGATGTAAGAAAATATTATTCTTCTTCAAGCATTTATGCATCCAAAACTCCTATTCACGTTCGTGGAGCACTTCTGTTCAATCATTACATAAAACAAAATAATCTTACTAATAAATATTCTCTCATTAATAATGGGGAAAAGGTAAAATTTATCTTTCTCAAAAAACCAAATACAATTCAAGAAAATGTAATTTCGTTTATCCAAGATTTTCCTAAAGAACTTGGTCTTGACAAATACATCGATTATGAATTACAATTTGAAAAGAGTTTTGTGGAACCACTTAAGTCTATCCTTGATTCGATTGGATGGAGTGTGGAAAAAACTGTAAACCTTGAATCATTTTTCTTTTAATGGAATTGCCGATTAACGACAAAGAACTGAATACTATTCTAAAAGCACTAGGATTTGGTGGAGATACTGCTCTCTATCATAAATTAAAATTGGTAAAAGAACTGAGAGAGCAAGGTTTACCTTATAAAAAAATACTTCTTGAAGAATACGGGATGATTTTCTAATGGACTTTTTAAAAGATATTGTAAAAGAAATTGGTGATGATTACACCAAACTTGCATCAGATATTGATGAAACTGAAACTTATGTTGACACAGGTTCTTACATCTTTAATGCATTGGTTTCGGGTAGCATCTTTGGTGGTGTATCTGGGAATAAGATTACTGCTATTGCTGGAGAGTCTTCTACTGGAAAGACTTTCTTCTCTCTCGCTGTGGTTAAGAATTTTCTTGATATTAATCCCGATGGTTATTGCCTCTACTTTGATACTGAAGCTGCCATTACTAAATCTCTCTTGGAAAGTCGCGGAATCGACACATCAAGACTTGTCGTGGTTAATGTTGTCACCGTAGAGGATTTTCGTGGCAAGGCACTTAAGGCGGTAGATATTTACTTAAAAAAACCTTTAGAAGAGCGTAAACCCTGCATGTTTGTGTTAGATTCTTTGGGTATGCTTTCAACTGAAAAGGAAATTACTGACGCTCTAAATGATAAGCAAGTGCGTGATATGACGAAATCGCAACTTGTAAAGGGTGCTTTCCGTATGCTTACTCTCAAGTTGGGCCAAGCAAATATTCCAATGATTGTTACCAACCATACCTACGATGTTATCGGTGCTTACGTTCCTACTAAGGAGATGGGTGGTGGTAGTGGTCTTAAGTATGCTGCTTCTACCATCATTTATCTCTCAAAAAAGAAAGAAAAGGATGGAACAGAAATCGTTGGAAATATTATCAAGGCAAAGACTGCTAAGTCGCGTTTAAGTAAAGAGAATAAAGATGTGGAAGTTCGTCTTTATTACGATGAGCGTGGTCTTGATCGATATTATGGTTTACTTGAACTTGGCGAACTCGGTGGACTTTGGAAAAATGTCGCTGGACGTTATGAGATAAATGGTAAAAAGATTTATGGCAAAGAAATCCTTAAAAATCCAGATCAATACTTTACTGAAGAAGTAATGCATCAACTTGACGCTATTGCAAAAGAAGAGTTTAGTTATGGATGAGTTAAATGATTTAATTCATGTTTATGATAATTCTTTAGAAAGTGATATATGTGATTTTTTAGTATCGCTTTTTGATCAAGTTGTAGATAAGCATGAGAGATATGATAATGATGGAAAACCAAACTTTACTCAGTTTAATTTAACTGAAAATAGGGAAATAACTCCAGAGATTAATAATGTTCATAGTCATATTATTAAAAAAGTGTTTGACTATCGAAATAAGTATTATGAATTTATTGATGATAGAGTTTTTCCTAAAGAACATGCCTTTGAACAATTTCGTATAAAAAAATATAATCCTGGAGGGGAAGATAGATTTGATACTCATGTTGATGTGATGGATCATGATACTTCTAGAAGATTTTTATCTTTTATGTGGTATTTGAATGATGTCGAAATTGGCGGAAATACAGTCTTTAAAAATTTAAATATTTCTCCAAAAAAAGGGACATTAGTAATGTTTCCACCATTTTGGATGTATCCACATTATGGTGAACCTCCTATCAGTGGACCAAAGTATATTATGAGTGCCTATTTGCATTATAAGTAATGGAACGACTTGAACTTACAATTTTACGCAATTTAGTTTTCAATGAAAATTATTCACGAAAGGTCATACCTTTTATACAACCAGATTATTTTGAACAACGCACGGAGAAAGTCGTATTTGAAGAGATTGTTAAGTTCATTGTTAAGTATGGTTCATCGGTTACAATTGAAGCACTCAACATCGAAGTAGAAAATAGAACAGATATTACTGAAAGTGAAATCAAAGAAATTAATAGTATAGTTTCTCAGTTCAATAATTCTGTTGCAGAACAACAATGGTTACTTGATACTACTGAAAAATGGTGCCGTGATAGGGCAATTTATCTTGCTCTCATGGAATCCATTCATATTGCTGATGGTAAAAACGATAAAAAAAATCGTGATGCTATTCCAAGTATTTTATCTGATGCTCTATCAGTATCTTTTGATAATAATGTGGGACATGATTATCTTCAGAATTATGAGGAAAGATATGAATTTTATCATCGAAAAGAAGATAAAATTCAATTTGATTTAGAATACTTTAATAAAATAACTAAGGGTGGTTTACCTAATAAAACTTTAAACATCGCTCTTGCAGGAACAGGCGTTGGAAAATCATTGTTTATGTGTCATGTTGCTAGTTCTGTTCTTTTGCAGGGTAGAAATGTTTTATACATCACTCTAGAGATGGCAGAGGAACGAATTGCTGAAAGAATTGATGCTAATCTTCTTAATGTACCAATTCAGCAACTTGTTGAACTACCGCGCCAAATGTTTGAAAACAAAGTAACAAGTCTTGCAAAGAAAACTCAGGGAACTCTTATAATTAAGGAATATCCAACCGCATCTGCACATAGTGGACATTTTAAAGCACTTCTTAATGAACTTTCACTTAAGAAGTCATTTAGACCTGATATTATTTTCATTGATTACCTTAATATTTGCTCTTCCTCTAGGTATAAGTCGAACTTTTCTGTCAATTCTTATAGTTATATTAAAGCAATTGCAGAAGAACTTAGGGGACTTGCGGTTGAGTTCAACGTACCAATCGTATCTGCTACTCAAACCACTCGCAGTGGTTACGGTAGTAGCGATGTTGAACTTACTGATACTTCTGAGTCCTTTGGTCTCCCTGCTACTGCTGATTTTATGTTTGCCCTTATTAGTACAGAAGAACTTGAACAGTTGGGGCAGATTATGGTGAAACAATTGAAAAATCGTTATAATGATCCAACAGTATATAAACGTTTTATTGTAGGTATTGACCGTGCCAAGATGAGACTTTATGACTGCGAGCAGACTGCTCAAAAAGACATACTTGACTCTGGACAGGAAGACGAGTATAATGATTACGAAGACAAAAAACCTAAAAAATCATTTGAGGGATTTAAATTCTAATGGAAAATGTAAAACACATTGATTTTGATAAGTATGCTGAGTTTGTGGATGCTGTAACTTCTGATGCATCCAAAGACTTTCTTTCTCTATCTGATCGTCTTGTTGCTCTTGATGAGAAAGGTGCCAATATTGAGCGTCTCCTGACTGCTGCTGTTGGTATTAATGCTGAAGGTGGTGAGTTTATGGAAATCGTGAAGAAAATGATTTTTCAAGGCAAACCCTTCAATGAAGATAATCGGGAGCATATGATTATCGAACTGGGTGACATTATGTGGTATGTTGCTCAAGCTTGTATGGCACTTGAAGTATCTATTGATGATGTAGTTGCTCGTAATGTTCAAAAACTTTTAAAGCGTTATCCTGAGGGTGCTTTTGATGTTTATTTCTCCGAAAACCGCGCTGCTGACGACCGATGACTAAAGAAAAACAAGTAACAATTAAAATGGACGTTCGTTCTGCTGCTGCAATTCGACAAGTTCTTTTTGAACATCAAAAGAATCATAGTTATCAATTTCCTTCTCAAAGAATTAATGATATTCGTGAAGTAATCTATGACATTGATGATAAAATTGCATGTGCTATTGATCCAGAATAAATAATTTCAAAAATGTCTTTGATTGGAAAAGGAAAAGGAAGACCAACTACAAGAATTCAATTTGATTCCTTACTTAAAAGGTTTCAAATTTTTTTAAAAAGAGAACTTCGCCTTACTTATGATATTCCAGTCATTCTTATTGACGATGCTAATTTTGCTAAAACAATTGCCTCGTTTGGTGAAATTTCAAAAGAAAATGTAATACATTTAAGTATTATTAATCGCCACCCGATGGATATTTTAAGAACCCTTGCTCATGAATATATTCATTATAAGCAACACATGGAAAAGGGTCTTTCTCACAAATCCCGTAGTGCTGGAAGTGTAACTGAAAACCAGGCAAATGCAAAAGCAGGTGAAATCATGAGAAAGTATGGTTATCTACATCCAGAATTATTTGACCTAATGCCCATTAGGTGATATAATTCTTTTTATTGGGGGATTAGTTTAGTGGTAAAATGGGTGCTTTGCAAGCATCAGTCACCAGTTCGACTCTGGTATTCTCCATTATAAAAGGAATAAATATATATTAAACAGGTTAATAATACACAAGTCTGTAATAATATAAAAGTATAGGATGAAAAGTTTTATTCAATTTATTTCAGAAGCAACCTCAGCATCAGTTCAGGCAAAGCGTCTTGGACTGGTTGGCGATGGGCATGGTGGGTGGTATAATAGGGCTACTGGTGAATTTGAAGCAAAAACAGTGGGATCTGAACTTAAGTTCTACAACAAACGACAAGTCATTGGTGGTAGGGACTCAAAGCAATCTGAATTTGAGAAAAATATTCCTTTAGGTTCTGTAGCAAGTAACGCACCTGAACAACAAATTTCTCAAGATCAAATTCCCGTTGATCAGCAACCAGCACCGGAACAGCAATTTGAACAAGAACCATCTTCATTACAATATCTTCCTATTCCAAAAACTAAAGGAACTCTTACCATTGCATTTGGAAGATTTAATCCTCCAACAATAGGACATCAACAATTAATGGATACTGCTGCAATGTCTTCAATGGAAGATGGTGGAGATTATATAATTGTACCCTCACGTAGTCAAGATAAAAAGAAAAATCCTTTAGATCCTGATACAAAAATTTCATACATGAGAAAATTGTTCCCTGATCATAGTGAACGAATTGTTAACGATCCAAACTATAAAACAATTTTTGATGTTCTTAAAAAAGCGCATAATGATGGATATGCTAATGTGAGAATTGTTGGTGGTGCAGATAGAGTTAAAGAATTTGAAAGACTATCTAATGATTATAATGGTCAATTATATCAGTTTGATATAATTGATGTAATTTCATCTGGTGATAGGGATCCTGACAGTAATAAGGGTGTAGAAGGAGTCTCAGCATCAAGACTTAGACTTGCTGCTGCTGAAGGGGATTTTATGACATTTCGTGCAGGTCTTCCTAAAGAAATCAGAACTAAACAAGCACTTGAATTGTTTGATTTAGTTAGGCAGGGAATGGGAATACAAGAAATTCAACAAGAAGGTTACAATACTTGGGAAGTTGCTCCAAAATTTGATCAAAAATCTTTAAGAGAAAATTATATAGATGAGAATATTTTTAAAGTAGGTCAGTTTGTTGAAAATCTTAATACTGGATTAATAGGTCGTATTATTCGTAGGGGTACAAATTATTTAATCTGCGTTACAGAAAATGGCATGATGTTTAAATCATGGATTAAAGATGTTAAAGAATCTTATTCTGAAAAAGAAGTGTCACGAATAATGAGAATGCCTGGAAAACCAAATACTTTAATTGGAACTACTGGGTTTTTTAAATATGCTGCAATGATGACTCCAGGTGCAGTTGGAACTGGTGCTAAAAATATTCAACCAGGTGGAAAACCTTATGGTATAAATTTGATAAATACAAATAGGAAAAAAGTAAAACGTTAAATTCTTCTCATGAAAAAGCATATTGCTGAAGATCTTCCTGCAAGAAAACATCCACAGGCAAAATTATCTGCTCAGTCAAAACCTGGTGCTGATGCTGGTAAAGATAAAGAAAAAGGTGAAAAATCTCCCGAAGAAAGAGTAAGACAAGCTGTATATGATATTCGTTATCGTGCAAGAAGGGAGAATCTTCCCCTTCGCACTGCATATTCACAATATGTGCAGAATAGTTCAATGAGTGAAGCAGAAAAAACTGAAGTTAGAAATAAATTATTTGGTAAAGGTGGTGGAATGCAGGCAGAAGATTTTAAAATGGACATGAAGAGATCTGCTTCTGATGCAATGGCAAATGCTTTATTTAAAGTATTTGTTGAAAAAAAGAACGAAACTGTAGATATTGATCAACTTAAATTAGAATTAGGGGAATCATCTGTATCTACACCAGAATATAAGAAATATAAAGTTAGAGTAACTGATAAGCAAAGTAAAGTTACTTATGTAAGATATGCAACTCGTGAAAAAATTAGTCAACTTAGAGCAAAGGGACTTGAAGTTGAAATGACCGAATATGGTACTCCATATGAAGGTGAAAGAACAAAAGGTGAAAAGACTGCTGAAGTATTAGGTAAAAGAGCAAAAAAAGATTATGATGGTGATGGTAAGATAGAGTCTGGCGCAAAAGAATATCGTGGATCTGTACATAATGCTATTCAGCGTAAAAGGGGAGGAATTCCTGATGGTAAAGATACTTCAAGTGTAAAAGAAAATTTTTTTCTAGGGGAAATTTCAGCGACAGCAAATTTACCTCAAGTTGATAGTTCCCAATCACTTAATCCAGATGCAAATCAAAATCAAATTGATATTCTTCCACCAAAAGTAAAAAATAAAATTGTTGTAAATCCATCAAATAGTATTTTATCTCATAATGAACTTGATGGTGAACTAATTTCTGAAACTGGTTACTCAAAATTTCTTGGAATGCTTCAAGAAAAAAAGATGACCAAATCTGAAAAAAAGAAAGAAAAAAAATTAAAGGCAAAATATGATCCTTCTGAAATGAAGGCATCAATGAAAAAAGAATACGGTGATAAAAAAGGAGAGCAAGTTTATTTTGCCACTATTCGTAAGCAAGCAATGAAAGAAGGAACTGACTGTGAATGTGGTGAAAAAGAAAAAACAAATTCTTCTAAAATGAATAGTGATGATCCAAGATCTATTCCTACTAAAGTGAATATGGTAAAAAATAAGTTTCGTTCTATGGGATTAAAAATGGATTATGAACCAGAAGGTGAACTTATTGATGAAACAAAACTTGGATACTCTGCTCAAAAACTTGCTATGAGAAGAAGAGCAAAGGGTGATAAAGAAGGAGCAGATCGCGCCCAGAGATTTGCAAATAAACAGTTCATGAGTAGTGATTCTGATTTAGAAAAACAGAAAATGAAACCAGTTAGAAAGCAGCAGTCAAAACAGAGACAAGAAAGAGAAAGAGATGAAGATCATCCTTCATTATCTGCAAGAGAAAGAAATTCAAATCTAAGATAAAAAATAATAAATAACATAAGATACTCTTCATACGGAGGTCATTATGTCTGTCGCAGCATTGCTCGCTTGGGCTAAGGCAAATGAAGCTTTAATTGCAACAGTTTTATTTGCGATTTCAGAGACTCTTGGTGCAAATCCAAAATTTAAATCAAACGGAATCGTTTCATTTGTTCTTCTTCAACTTCAGGGTAAACTGAAGGATAAGGGTGCAAAAGATCTAACTCCTTGAAATCTAAAGTAAATAAAACATTAGGAGACCAAACTTAAGGTCTCCTTTTTTTATAAATATCAATATACTAGAAATTAAGGGTAAAGAAACATGTCTCTTTGGGGCACTAAAGATTTAGTTTATTCTGATGGTACTGTTTCAGTAAACTTTGGAACTAAAACAGTAAATGGTACTGGCACCACATTTACCACCGCTGGCATTAATACTGGTGATATTATAACTGTTGGAACTGGTGGAACTTACGGCCAAGCAGTTATAACTGCATATACATCTTCAACCATTTCTATTGCCGACACTGGAAGTTTTATTTCTGGAATTGCAACAATTCCTTCAGTACCATATTATATCAATCAGCAACCAATTTATACTCTATTTGACAGCACTTTTAATAATAAAAATGACGCTGTTGCAACCTTTAAGAATTTTGGAGTAACTGCAACTGCAACTACTACTGCTGGTGTTGGCACTAATGTTGTTCCAGTTGTTGTTGCAACTAAGGATGTAATCGTAGGTGATGCAATTGTAAATGGTGGAAATGAACTTGTCATTTCAACAATTGGTGCAACTACAGTAAGTCTTGCATCAACAATTTCTGTAGGAATTTCTACTGGCGACACTATCCAATTTAGAAGAAAGACAGGTGGATATTTTAGAGATGTATTTGGTGTAGATGCTAATGAAGTTGGCGTTGCTGACACTACAAAGTATGCTGTTGCTCATAGTGGATGGGTTGGAATCATGACTTATATTGATTGTCATGGTAATTTAAGAGTTAAGAGTGAAGTATTAGTTGCTGGTGGAATTGATACCACTACTGATGCTCCAGATGATACCTTTTTTCTAGATGCATGATAGTAACTTATGAGATTTGATGAATTGAATGAAGACAATTATTTGTTATTTGCTATAAAATTTTATAATAATCCTCAGGCTATAACTAAAGAAGATTTTGAAGATGATTTGAAAAGAATTAAGTATATTAAAAGACTGTTGAAAAAATACAAAAATACAGGTGTGTTAAAAACACACCTGATATTAAATCATTTAACAGTGCTTTTTAATGTGTTTGACGATGCTGCCGTACCTTTATTATTTTATAATCTTGAAAGAGATTTATGGCCTTCTATTAAAAGTTTTTTAGTATTTTTGGATAGAATACCAGAATATCCAAAAACTCAAATAAATGATATTTGTCCAGATGACAATTGTTTATCTCAACTTCATTCAATTTAATTCATGGAAAAAATAGATAGAATAATACAAATAATTCATAATCTTCGTGAAGAGGGAATGAGTACTTCTGGTGCAGGACCAACTAATTCTACTAATAAACCTGGACAACCTGTAACAATTAGTGGACTTCCCCCAGATTCTCCACCAGTTTCTCCAAAAAAGAAACGTAACATCTATTTGGGGCTGGGTTCGCGTAAAAGGTGGATGAAACCAAAACCATAAATAATATTATACTACTACTTGGAATGATTGTTCAGTAGTAAAAAGTTTAATTTCAAGTAGAAATGTTCAATCAAAATACTTCTGCAGATACTAAAATCGCAGTATTAGAAGAGCGTCTTTCTTCATTTGAAACTATGATGAGAAAGATTGATGAAGCAATACAGATAATGGGTAAGACTAGTCAAAATATTAGTAAGATGCTTGCTGTTCATGAAGAAAGAATAGAGCAGTGCAATAAATCGGATGATTATATTGCTAGAGTAATTGAAGAACTAAGATTAGAAAATAAAGATCAACATCAGTCTGTATCTGAGAGAATACAAAAAGTAGAAAATAAAATAGAAGAGTTTGCAAGATATCGCTGGATTATAGTTGGAGTCTTTGCTGTCATATCAGTCGGAATTTCCCAGTCACATCTTGTAGTGGACTTATTGACACCCGACACCCAACCTGTTACAATAGAACGAGCAAAGTAAAACTCTTTAATAATGGATTTGATTGATTCCAAATATATTGGATTGGTTTCTGCACGACTACAAAAATTCAAAAGAG